TTACCCACCAAGCTTCAGGGAGAGGGATTACATCGCGGCCCATCGTCGGGTTCGCCTGTACGCGGATCTTGTGGTTAGGGAACGTCCACATTTCCCCTGTACCGACAATTGCGCACACCCAAAACAGGTGGTGATCCTCCGTGTAATCAAGGACAAAGTGCGCGTTTGCTGGCCCTTTGGGGGTCAAAACGGGTATTGTTGGGTCTATTCGTTGTATCAACGCCATTACTGCTCCTTATACGCGTGAGATAACCATGTACGCAAACGCTAATGCCGCGCACATCCAGATAAATTCTTCCATTAGTGCGGATCTTTAGGTAACGGCATCCAATGGCTTGCATCCATGACCCGCGCCATGTTTGTCCCGTCGTTTAGGGTATACTCAAATAATTGAAAGAGGATGCGTTCGCGTTTGTCTGTAACGCCTGTCCAACTGCAAGCGTATTTACCGACCCCAATTCGTTGACTACAGCCCGCAAGGTCACCCTCCTGTGCGTAGAGGAGGATGACTTGGTCTTTGGGTGCGGTTTCTATTGGCCTCCATCCCGTAAGCTCATTTGTCGCAAGCTCTGATGCTTTAACGATGGATCCAAATCCAATTCCAGCTACAAGCGCTGATAAAAAATCACGTTTGTTCATTTTTTTACCTTATGGCTTTATCAAGAAGGTATTGGGTTGGATCCTTATGCCACTCTCCGCAAAGGTTAACGATCTTATCCCCGTTTGCATCAAGCGTATGGGACGTTGGATATGATGGATCTTCTTTCAACTTATCAATATCCGCAAAAGCTTTCAGTTCCCAATCTTCGTATTTGATATTACCCCTTAAAGGTGAATATTCTGCTTTTTGCATTGGTGTACGCATTGGCTTGCCGCCTTCACGGCTAAAACCAGAAAATACATCCGTTGGTAAAAGGTATAGGTTAGTATCGGGGTTTTTGTCCGTATACTCGTAACTAGTAATACTTGCTACATTGTCAAACCATGCAAAATTAGAAACAAAAGCTGCCCCCATTGGTTCCTGTATTTCCTTGACGAATGTTTCCCCATTCAGCCATACGCCACTGACATACGCAAACGGCTTTGAGAAGGCCTTCACGGGCATAAGAAGCCCGGGAGTTGTGATAACGAGCGGGGCCGCTATAAACCCCCTGAGTAACGATCTGCGATCTAACATTTTGGTGGCTCCGGTAATGGCATCCAGCATTCAAAAAAAGACCAAGTAGGCCCATTGATTATTTCACTATATTGACCAATCCACACATCGTTTTCATCATCAAAAAAAACAATTGATAGGGTATCACCATCGTAAATCAAAATATTTGTACCGTCTTTAGGCGCAATTTCTATTGGAAACCACATTACATCATTTCTCCCGCAGCACTACCGTGCCATCCATTTTACGCTTGAACTTCGAACCTTTACCGAACGGCATTGGTGTTTTGGAAACTTTAACCCCGATATGACGCGCCTCGCGCCGCTTCGCCTTTGCGATGTCAGCAACATCTTGGACAGTTTTGGTCTTATGACACTTGGTGTGTGCCGGCCTCCAATTATCTTCCGTATCATCACCACCCATAGCGAATGGTATAACGTGTTCAATTTCCCAAGCTTCCCCAACATTGATTTTGCCCCCGCAAATATGACACACCCCGTCGTGGGCCGCGAATAACGCGACCCTCTTTTTCACTGATATGGTTTTACGTTTCACCACGGGACATCATCATCCAATGTTGTTACAGTCGGCTGTACACGCGTACGTTCTTGTTCCGCCACAGCATTACTTCTCAACGGTACATACACTTCTCCAATCTTTCCGGAAAAAAATTGGTTACCGTTTTTGGATGTCTTTTCCCACATTGAGAAATTAAACTTTTGCCCATTCTTATTGATCGTCCCCGTCCAATGGGGTGACTTATCAGACTTGCGTTTGTTGTTTTTAAAGAGGACAAAGTCCCCATCTTTTTCTTCGTAACTCATGGCCTTCTCCATACGTCTTCGTAATTAATACCCATCATTTGTTCGACCTCCTTTATCAATTCGGCCTTGTTCATACCCAGTATCACTTCGGATATGATTAGATCCAAGGACGCATCGACAAACTTCTTAAATTCATCCTGTGCCATCGTTGAAAAATTAGTAGACTTCGCGACAAACCATACTTTGTCGTCATGGAAGCGAATCTCTTCCACATATCCAAGCCGTACTTTGAGCCATAAAAGAAGCTGGTCGGGTTTGTGGTATTCAGCATGATTATCGACTACCTTTTTTAATATTCCCCAAAAAAACCGATGATGCCGACCGCTACGATCACGTTTTAATTTGACCGTATATTCCGCATTATCGCGCAATTCGCGGATCGCATCTTCATCCATCGGCGAGGCGGGGATCAGTGTCCCGCCCCACTTTTTGACGTTAAACTCTGACATTATGCGAGAGACCCCAAATGATCGAAGAACGCTTCCTTGACCTGTTTATGGTGTTCGGAATGCAGTTTGCTTTTACGATCACTGTTCGCCTCATTCCATTTGTTCAACAGATCCTTTTTATAAAGGTTTGTGATTTCAAAAATGAGAGTGTTCGCAAGCTTTTCGCTTTCCGCCTTTGTTAAGGCCGGAGGCGCATCTTCTTTAGGTTTGACTGCCGCCATTGCCTTCTGAACGACCGTCTGCGCCTGAGCGGGCTTCGCATCCCCGTGTGTCGCACGGTTGCCGTCATCATCGTCCTCACCCGCAACACCTACGAGCGCGAACAGAGCGTAACGACGAGCGTATGTCAGGGCGGAACCCATCTCCTGCGCTTTCGCAAGCTTTGTGACGGGATACGTTCCCTCAATCCATTGACCCGACACATGCATCAAGCGGGTGTGCAGAATTACACGATCTTCCCCCGCTGTTGTTAATTGGATAAAGGATAGCCCTTCTTCCGATAATGCTTTACGGATCAGATCCAACGCATCCGCGAGGTCAACATATGTGCTGTTGTAATATGGGTTCGTTTTGTTCTTGGGCGGATTTTGGAATTTGTGTTGGAATGTCGCCAACGCCAATGCCAATTGATCCAATTGTTCAGTTGAATTAATCATTCTTTTCTCCTTTCATGCGTAAGCTTCCCCGCTTATCGCGTTTTAAAATAATACCATGCCCGTACGCTTCAGCAGCGTCCGGTTCAACCAATGCTTTCAGGGCCGCAACGGACTGATCATAAACCCGTTTGTATGGGGTCATCTCGTTGATTTCCGCCGCCAAATACGCCCATTCGTTATTGCCCGTCATATCGACGCGCTTCGTCAAATCCACAGGGATTACGTCCGCCTTAATGATCTCCGGTGCTTCGCCCCTTTGAACGGAGTCCCAAAACCGTATCGCAGCGTCCTGCACGATGTCACCATACACTTGATCGTATGGGACTTCATACTTTTCCCATTTGAGTGTGCCGTAAAACACAGACAACACCGCGTAGCGAAGCCCGCAGACGTTCATGTTGTGATGCAGTTGGGGCATGTACCGCTCGACGATGTCAACGTCCTTGGAAAAGGCGGAAACGTGTTTCGCCTCAAAGACGGTCAACCCGCCATCAGTCAAACCATCCAATGTGCATGTAAGGAATGGAACGTGTGGATGAACACGTTCTTCCCCCATGTTCGTCACATCGCGCATCGTGTTTTTTTGAAACCAGAATACGTTGAACGGTTCTGTAAAACTACCCATTTGCACGGGCAGCACATCCGAAAGATTTTCCGGCTCCGCATCCCCATGTTTTTGCTTCCATAGGCGCGAGATCTTTTCAGCATCCCCCGACATGATGATATTCATGTCAGAGCCGCCGATTGAATAACGCCGTCTCTTAATTTGCTCTTCTGTTAATGCCATTGTTTGCTCCTGTAACAATGTTTTAGATGAAGTGAACGACCGTGTCAATCACTATTTTCATTGAAGAAAGTGCGATGCCCGTCTTTATAAACAGTAACGGAACACCCACTCAACATAATAAGTAAAACTACGTATACGCAAATGACGCATAGCGCTTTGAAAAATGGGAATTTATCCACGGTCATTAATTCCTATTTATTAAACGGGGTTTTCTTTCATCTGACGGGTCAATTCCGCCTCAACTGATGCGGTGATCACATCATTGAAGTCAGACGTGTGGGGGGCCGCAAATTGCGCTGCGAACGCTGTGTAAGCGGTCAAATCCACCCAGCTATCTTCATGCTCACGGTTGTGCGTCAGACGTGCCATTTTTACCGCCATCATCACTGCCGCAACATCAAACGCTGTGAGTTTCTTGTCCAACAAACAACTCGCGATT